CTGTTTTGAGAGACAGCGACCAGAGGGTACCAACCCGAAGACTTACTATTATCGCAAGGCTGTTAGCGGCCTTCCTAATGGAGTTATGTCGAGCACTACTAAATTGAGCCCGTCGGTCTCCACTGCCGGCAATGTATCTATGGCCGTTATAAATGCAGGCGTGGGGGCTGAGAATCGCCAAGGCACTACTGCTTACTTTAGGCCCTCGAATGTCACTCACCAACTTACAGTGCAGTGGAGTGCGAGGCGGGCACAGTTAGTGCGAGCCTGCGTGACTTACACAACCTCCTTGATGGGATCCATACAACCTAATGCTATATTCTACCAGCCAGGTTTCCAACCACGGGCTGGCTCGCTTACGGTGTCAGCCTTTCAGCTAGTGAAAGGTGAGATAGCTACATGGGCGTGTGAGTATGCAGCCCAAGCGATTGACACTAGATTGCCGTACGTCGGCCCGAAAATGGACGCGGCTTACGTGCGATTTACATTTCTCATTAGGGGATTGTTGGATCGCGCGGCCACCGCCTGGAGCCTGCGCTTCGTCCATGATGGGGCTGAGATGTCGATGGTAGATGAATTACCATTTGAGTTGACCCCAGAGGAAGGCGCTTTTAGTTATAGTTATGATTTCGGCCTTGATGTCAACGCTCGTATTTGGCAGTATGCTACTATGCCTACTCGAGCGGAAATGTTGCGTGAGGACGAATTGTGGCGGCGGACTGCCTTTCGGGACAAGATGTCTCAGGCTCGCTACGAATTCACTATGCAAATGGAGCAGCAACGACAACAACAATCACAACAGTTAACCCAGGACGGCGTTGAAACCGCCGCGGGTGGACCATAGTCTGTGCTCAGCGCAGACCTCGGATGGACTGGTGGCCGGATTGGCATTGACGACGGTGGTTCTGCCTTGGTCGTCAATGCGGCTCCGATCATCTTTAGCACCGATTGAACCAGGTTGGGCTGGGAGGCTGAAAAGTCTCCGCCCTCGGCGTCCTCAAAATCTCTATGAGTGGGGGAGGACGCTTTGACCTAATAATAGGG